CAAGGATTACAGGATTCTTCATGTTTTTCATTATTCTCCACCTAACATAGATACTTGAAAAAAAGCCCCATCATTGTCAGCTTCTTTTTTAAAGCTGACATGCATGTGCTTAGTGTGTTTGTTAGCCCCTGTGTACTTGCGCCATTTCCAGTTAAGGATTTTGGAGCAGATTTGTCCATCGTAAATGATGTAACTAATACGCTTGTCTGTTTTGGACTTGGATAAGGTACGAAGCTGATCTGCAAGATCGCCCATGATGTCTGGTTTTCCGTTCTTAAACAAGTCTTTGTCCACATCAATGGCGCGTACCCAGCCTTGCTCATCTGGATTATGATCAGACTTGCGAGCAGCGTGTCTAGTGTCACCGATCCAACCATCCGATGCGCGGTCACGATCTGGGAACGAATCATCGATCTGCTCTCGTAACTGTGACGCAGCTCTAGAAAGTTTTGGTTTCACTTACCTAATTTAAGACCTTCAGGAATTGGCTTTTCGTAATGCCATTCAGCAATGTAATCGCCTAAATCATCAGCATCATTTTGTAAAATAATTATTCCTTGAAAGATGTAATCCTTGTCAGTTAATTCAGGATAAGTAGCAATAATTTGCTCGTATAGTGATGTCATTAGCTTCTTACTCCAACCGCTGTGAAATAGGCATTTTGTGAGCCATTGTAAAGGGAAGTTTGATTAGTAACTACATAAACCTCTGCATAATCTGTCGTGCCATTAAAATACATAATTGTTGTATTTTGAGCTCTAAAACCCGGAGTTCCACCACTCGGACCACTTGAGTTGTTGGATCCATTTTTGTAGAAAAATAGACTAATAGTTCCAGCATCTGGATTGTATTGTGTAGCAGTTAAAACATAATAACCTGCAACATTTGGAGTAAATCGAGATGAAGCAAAGCAGCTTGCAGTATCCCAATCCTCAACCTGATAAAGTTTTTTTGTCAGCGTGTTGGCTGAAAGTGACTGATCTTCATTTGAGTAAGCTCTAAATGTTGGAAGAGCACCCGGGGTAGGAATCTCAGCCCATTTCATGCCCGTTGCTTGAGTTGAATCTGCGGTTAAAACATGGTTATTGGTACCGATTGGTAATCGAGCATCTGTTGTAGAATAAGTGTATAAATCACCTTTTGTAGTCAATGGCGAGCCGCCTGATTTAGTTACCCATGCGGAACCTGAATAAACCTGAATGACATCTGTGTCTTTTAGGTAAGATGTTTGACCTTCTTCCGGTGAAGTGATAGCGGCTGTTCGAGCTGCCGCATTTGCAAATACGAGAACGCCTTGCATGAGATACCCATTGGTATCAGCTGCGCTCAAAACATCGCCTGTGGCGAATGTCTTAAATCCGAGTGGTGCTGCCATTACTGCTCCTTTACCATGCTAGACGAGATACGCCTATGATACCGTATTCTGAGTTCCCAACAATAAAGCCATCGGTAATTGGCTCCATCGTGGTAAAAGTAGTAAACCATTTATTAGGCTGGATGTCGTGGGAGACACCCTGAATTTGTAGTGTTTTAGTGATGGTATCGCCATTAGGCTGAATGTTAGAAATAATGACATTGTTAAAATAATCTAGGCTAAGAGCTGCTGTGATACCTGCTGAATAATTAGGAGTCCTTAAATCTAGGGTCATCGAGTCAATGCGGATCGTGGTGTCCTTGCGACTGTTTACATAAGTCGTGGCTAAATTCATCGCCTCTTCATCTGTAGCAATAGGTAAATTCTGTGCGCTAGTGCTATGCAAAAAATAGGTGTCCACGCTTGCCGAATCTGTGTGTGTCTGGACATTGCTGCTGCCGTAGCGTTGAATATTGGCTTGGTTAATGATGAGCTTGTCATCAAAGGCGAACTTAATGTTGGCATAAGGTATTCCACCAGTTTGATTAAAAGCTGTAGAGGTATCGTCTAGGCTTTCAATAGTGCTAGATCTGCTCTTAAAAATGGCATTTCCGTCTGGACTCATGTAAAACGCTCCAAGCTCACTAAACTCAGCAGCGCGGATAGCAGACAAAGCCACGCGAGACTGCCCTGAGTCTGCCGAACAGATGGTGTCACCTGTGTCAATGTTGCGCATTGAGTTAGGCCATGAAAGTTGTGTCAAAATGCGATTGATTCGAGTGCCTGTGTCTTGCCCTGCTCCAGCATCGGCCACAGTTGAAATTGCCGCAAGGTTGAAAATCTTAAAAGCATCATAAGAAACAATAGTCACATAGCCGATTTCCTGCCCTGTTGGGTAGGTGTATCGGTACTCAGATGTGTATCCTGAAAACAGGTAATGTGTATCACCTGCATAGGTAGCAGTAATCTGGATCTTGCGTAAGGGCTTCAAGTAGCCAAAGATTGGAGAGCTTGTATTTTGTGGATTAAAGTCACCATTAGGATCTAGAATCTTGACCGATGCCTGACCTGCATTGTAAGTATCAGTCATTAGGTCACGACCACGCCTGATTGATGTCTGGGTTGTCTGTGCTGAGTAATCAATAATCAAAGCCTGTGCATTGCTTCCGGCAAGTTCAGAGACACCAAGGATACCCTTGACAGGATCGCCAATAGTAAATGGATACCCGTAAGTAGGGCCATCACTAAAGTTGATCGTGACTCCGATGGTTGCTGGTAGTGCCATTAAATAGCAACCTGTCGCTCTGGTGTTCCAGTAATAAGTTGATTACCTGTCAAGCCTGATTGATTTACTGCATCAACAATAGACTGCTTCAATTCTGCTTCTGTGGTCAAAGTACCTTGTACCACAACATTGACTGTAGTTGTAGGATTGGTTGGGGAAGGTGTCACTGTTGGTATTCCGCTTATAGTGCCTGTGATGCCCATAGAAGCTGCTGCTTGTGCAGCGTAACGCGCACCTGACAAAGCCTGAGCAAAAGATGCTCCCCCAAGTAAGCCCATAGCCAATGAGTTTTGTGCAATGTCGCTTGTCAGTTGAATAGACTGTTTATTGATCTCAATGATTGCGCGTTCAACGCCATTTAGCCCGATTTCCCATGAGATGAAAGGGTTGCCAGCATCCATGGCATAAACCTGAGCCAAGGTTTCTTGAAGTGCCTCTACCTTGCCTTGGACAGCGTTGAGCATCTTGGTGTACTTCTCAATGTCATCAATGTTTTCTTCTGCAATGGCGCGAAGCAATAGCAAGCGGATTCTTTCTTCTTCGCTGATCTTGCCCTTTAGAGCTGCTTCAATCTGAATCTTTTGCAGATCAAAGATAGCCTTAGCTTTATTCAGTTTTAACAAATCTTGCTGAGACTTAAGAGTTTTCTTTTGAAGTGCTAATAACTCTGCTGCTCGCTTTTTGGCAGCTGCTTCTGCTGCTTTTCTTGCGGCTGCTGCTTTAACATCACTATCAGTTGAACCTGAAATAGTCATTGGAGTTGTAAAAGGTCTAGGCTTTATACCAGAGGCTTTGCCTGCTGCGGCAAGGGCTTCCAGATAAGTGCCGAGGATTGGTATCATTCCAATATCTAAAGCACCTGCACCCGGTAGAGCATTAAGTTTTTCTATAAGTACGCCAACGCCACGAATAACATCCGCTGTGTAGGTAGCAACATTTTCCATAGACTTAGCTAAGTTAGTTACAGAGTCATCGTTTCCTAACTTAGAAATGGCATCGACTAAGCCTGTACCTATAATTTCCTGAGCGTTATCTGCTGCCTCTTTAAGTACGCGCATTTTGCCTGAGTAAGTTTCAAGCTCTGCTGCCCCTGCTCCACCAAAAGTTTTAGTTAATAACTTAACTGCCTTATTAAAATCTAAGGTACTTAATTCGCTTTGAGCAAGTCCTAGGTTGTATTTTCTAAGGCCTTTAGTATTGCCCACATATAGCGCAGCCAAATCTTGATTTACTGTAAGCAAATCTTCGCCCGATCCTGCCGCTACATCTAGCGAAAGGTTTAATAGATCCTGCGCTTTGGTAGTAGATCCAGTTACAGTGATTAACTTTTGAAAAGCCTCACGCAAGACCTCGCCTTGGTAACCAAATTTGGCAGAAAGGTCTCCTAAGTTTTTCTCGATCATATCGGTATCGAAAGATAAACCTAGATTCTTTAATACTGTTTCAAGGCGTTTTGCAGATTTTTCATTTTCGGCAAAAGCTTTGACTGCATTTTTACCATAGGACAACATAGCAGCTGCACCAAAAGTAGCAGCAAATGTTTGACCAAGCTTGCTAACAGATTTACTTAGTTGGCTTGTCGAGCCTTCAGCTTGCTTAAACGCTTTTTTGCCTGTGAATTCTGCAAGAATGTCAATAAATACACTAGCCATGATTAACCCTTTACGCTTGCTCTAGAATTAAGCTTGGCTGCTGTTGATTCGATTGCTTTAATTACAGCGGCTCTTGCTTTACCATTGTTTTCTTCATAAACTCTAAACAAAGCACGACCTTGCATCTTGTCATTGCCCTTCATCTGAGATGAATATTTATCTCTTTGATTTTGGACAAATCGACTGCTAGGTGTTTTACGACCCATAGTCTCGTATATCGCTCCAGCTGCGCTTTTATTAAACACTCGCGCAAGTGATCGAAAGCCTTGGCGGTTAGGTTTAGAAGGTGAAGATTTGTAACCTATTCCAGCTTTAACAATACGAGCATTGTAAGTGGGAAAAGTACCTTCTGACATTTGACGAGGTAACCATCCACTAAGGACTTGTCCTTGATCTGGCAAGTAGCCCCTAGCGGACTTAGTAATCGGCTTTAATGCAGCGCCAATTTCAGCTGACATTTTTTTAGATAAGTCAGGTGTAAATTTTCGCAAAGCTTTGCGGAGTTCAATGGCGCCCTTTACGCTTGCTGGCATCGCTGATCTCCTTTGCTTCATCTTTTAGACCTTGCAAGAGAGCTTCTAGCATGGTTTTATCTAATTCGAGTAACTGCTGTGGCGCAATCCCCAATCTAATGCTTAGCCTAGCAATTAGATAGGTGAATGGAAGATCGCGCTTTAAGCTAAAGGGTCTGAATCAAGTACCTCTACGCTCTTTAGCGTACTGATAAATGTTTCTAGCCTTGCATCTACAGATTCACCGCTCCGTTTAGTAATCTCATGAGCCAGCCAATAGACCATCGATTGCATTTCCTGCTCGCGAAAAGCTTTGTGAAACCCAATCTTATAGTGTTGCTCGAACAAGTATTCAACTAATGGAGTTATTTCTCCAGTAATCTCTTTACCATCTGAGAACTTAATATTTAACTGTGCCATGTTTTGCCCCTTTGTTAGTTTTTTAGAATGTACCTGTTGTGGCTACTGTGATTGCTCCGGAGACCTGAAAAGTCAGGCTTTGTACGCCTAGATCACTTACAGCACCATTGATCGGAGTAATTGTGTCTACCAAGATCAAACCTGAGTAGAAAGGATTCGCAGCTGAACCTACTGCTGATTTGTCTAATGCGCACTTGAAGTAAGCATTAGTTGCAAACAAAGTGTTCATTGTTTGTAGTACAGCAGATGCTGCATCATCATTGATCAGGTCTACAGTTATTGTATTGTTCTGCAAACCAGCAACGTAACGATATCCAGTATCGCCCATAGCCGTGACGTTTAACTGATCTACGGATCTTGTTAATGTGAAATTTGTTACGAACGCGCTAAGATCGATTGAGGCAGGGTCTGTTGTACCTACTTTAAAACCGACCTTATTTACTAAACCTTGTGCCATTTTTATTCCTCATCTTTCTTAGTGACTGGTTTTGGTGCTGTTGCAGTTTGACCGACTTTTACGAGCCATTCCGCATTTGCTTTGTCGTTATCGGACATTTTAACTCCAACTTGTTAGGATTGATACGGACATCTCGCAGCTGAGAAGGTCTCCCGATGCAGCGTTGAGAATACTTGGTGCACTGATTGCGCTTACATTATAGGTCAAAGATGATGCTGCGAGCTTTGCGAACACGCTGCAAACAGTATCTTCAATGCCGTTAAGATTTCCCTCATTATCAAAAAGTGGAACAGTCATTATGATCTTAAAGTTAGCCAATGGGCTGATTGAAATCTGGCTATTATTGTTTGGTGTTAAATACGGGTCATCCGGACTGACAATTACGCTGTTTGCGAGAACAACTGAAGGCGGAAAAGCAAAGGTCTGCCACTTAGCGTTATCGACTAGAGCGGTGGCTAATGTGGTTCTAAGAGTAGTGACGGCAACGGGCATTATCCCACCATCGAACGCGGATCAAGTGCGTGAGCGATCAATCC